ACCGCCGCGACGTGCGGATCGAGCTCGACGATGGCACCGTGCTCTACCGCCGCATCACCGCTGCCATCATCGACGGCGCCAATGAAACCCTGACGCTCGACTCCGCGCTGTCGGCCAGCGCCATCGCGCCCGAACATGTGCGCCAGATTTCCATCATGGCGCTCTCCACGCTGTCCAGCGACGACATGGAACTGGACCACGCCACCGACGCCGACGGCCTGGCCACGGCGACCACGGGCTGGCAAGCGGTGGTGCCCGATGTTTGACACCTTCGAGCTCGGCCGCTTCACCGGTCGCCCGGTCCGGTACTTCCGCTTCGAGATGCAGGGGCTGGTGTGGCGCTACTGCACCGCGCCGCAGGACCAGACCGTGGGCGGCGTCACGTACCTCGCTGCGCAGATCGACCGCAGCGAGATCCGGCAAACGGTGGAGCGGGCGAAAGACAAGATCAAGATCACGATGGCCTACCTGCGCGACCCGGCCGCGCCGAACCCGCCGTCGACGCAATCCCTGGGCAACGTGTGGCACCCCTACGCGCCGAGCGATACCGTGCGCGTGATCTGCCTGGCCGGGCATATCGGCGACACCGATCCGCCGCTCGTCGAGTGGATCGGCGTCGTGAGCCAGCCCGAGTTCACCGACGTGCAGCTCACGCTCACGTGCGAGCCGGGCACCGCCATCGCTCAGGCGCTGCAGCAGGGGCCGAAATGGCAGAAAGGCTGCTGGAAAACGGTCTATTCGACCGGCCCTCGCGGCTGCGGCCTGATCGCCGGTGGCATCCCGGTATCGACCACGGTCAGCACCGTCAGCGGCAGCGATGTCACCGTAGCCGAGTTCACGGACCCCGGTCGTGCATTGGTCGATGGCACCGCCAGCTGGACCACGCCGGAGGTGATCGTGGGCGAGGGGCCGGTGCCCCACAGTGCCAATATCACCGCAGTGTCGGGCACCACGATCACGCTGGACGACGTGACCGGCCTCGACACCGATGTGGCAATCACCCTGTATAGCGTCGAGCTTCAGACGAGGACCACGCTCACCGCCGTCGACGGCCTGCAGGTGACTGCCGCTGCCTTCGCCACCAGCACGCTCACGCTCGCCGGCGGCTGGATGCAGTGGACGCGCAGCGATGGCTTCGTCGAGCGCCGCTCGATCAGCGCGCACACCGGCGACACGATCACGCTGCTGTACGGCGCGGCCGACCTCGCCGTCGGCTTGGACGTCATCGCCATCCCCGGGTGTGAGCAGACCTGGGCCGCATGCGCGGAGCGCTTCCCGGACCCGGAAAACCACTACGGCGGTGCGATCTACAAACCGATCAAGCCGCCCGGCGAGGACTCGATGTCATGGGGCTGATCGCATACCTCGGCCGGCGCGCGCACGTGTGGCGTTGGCGCGTCCGCTACTGGTGGCTGGATACGCCCGGCGGCGCCCAGGCGCAGCGGCTGGCGTTTGCGCTGTCCACCGTTGTGGTGATCGTTCAGGTGATCTACGCGGGCATCGCTGCGCTCATTCCCGCGCCCGCGCGCGATCCGCGCCAGCCGCAACAAGCCATCATCTGGTGGGTGGTCTACCTGATCGTCGCGCTGGTGGCTGCGGCCGTCAGCTTCGCCATGCGGCCGAAGGCCGAGAACAAGCCAGTCGACCAGGTGACGGGTCCCACCACCGACGATGGCCAGAGCGTCATCCGCTACTGGGGCACGCACTGGATCGACGACGAGTTTTTGCTGGGGTGGAAGATCACCGGCCGCGATCCGATCAAAGCCACGGGAGGCAAATGATGATCGTCACCACCCGCCACATGCTCACGATCCCCGGCTTCACCGCGCGCGGTGGCTTTTGCCGCACCGGCTCGCGCGCCTGGGCGAGGTCGCACGGGCTGGACTGGAACGACTTCGTGCTGCACGGCATCGCCGAGGAAAAGCTGCTGGCCACCGACGCCTTCGGCGTCGCGCTCGTCAAATGGGCGCATCAGTGCGCCGCGGCCGACGCGGCCGACGCCGCGAAGCAGCAGGAGCCGTCGCATGGGTAAGGGCAGCAAACCCACCATCGGCTTCTGGTACCACGTGGCCTACCACCACGGCCTCACCATCGGCCCGATCGACGCGTTCCTGGAATTTCGCGGTGGCGACAAGACCGCATGGAAGGGCGAACTCACGGCCAGTGGCACGATCCATGTCAACGCCCCGATGCTTTGGGGCGGAGAAAAAGACCAGGGCGGCATCGTCGGCGACCTGGACGTGATGTTCGGCGAGCCCAGCCAGGCGCCGAACCCGTACCTCGTGCAGACGTTCGGCAACCAGACCGCCGCCTGGCGCGGATTCGCGACCGTCGCGTTCAAGGGCGGCCGCTACGGCGCGATGAACCCCTACCCGCAGAAACCGAGCTACAAGTTTCGGCAGATCGTGGAGCATTGGGATGCGCCGGGGTGCTGGTACCCGGAAAAAGCGTCGATACCGATGGGCAGCGGCAGCTCATACACGACGTCGGGTACCTTCGCCGTTACCGCGCCGACGCCGGGTGGCATCGGGTCGCCAGCCGGAACCATTGCGTCCATGACCGGCACGCCTACCCAGATCGGCCAGGCGGCGGTCGATGCCCGCAACGCCGCCTACGTGGCCATGTACGGGCCTGGTGCGCAACAGGTCTACATGACCAGCGCGAGCTATTCCGGTGGACAGATCATTGCTATCGGAAATGACACGTCAGGAAGCTATCCACCCGATACCGGCGTCGCCTCGGTCGCGGTGTCGCTGTCGTGCCCGGCGGGCTACGCGGCATCGTCGCCAGATGGCCAGACGGTGCTGTGCACGATTGATGTCGGGCTGTTTGCGATCAACCCCGCCCACGTCCTGTACTACTCGCGCACGAACGCGGATATGGGCCGCGAAGACCCATCCGTCATCAATGACGCCAGTCTCCGCGCAGCAGCGGACAAGCTATATGCCGAGGGCTTCGGGATCTGCCCATCGTGGGACCCGGCCAGCGAAAGCGTCGAGGATTTCGAAAAGCGCATCTGCAAACTCATCGGCGGCAGCTTCACGCGCAGCCTGGAAGATGGCCAGTGGTACCTCGATCTTGCGCGCGGCGACTACGTCCTGGATGACCTGCCGATCCTGACCGACGACGACATCCTCGATTTCAAGGAACAACCAACGGTCCTCGACAACGCGGTCAACAGCGTGAGCGTGCGCTACAAGGATCCGGAGAAAAAGGAGACGATCGTCACCGCGCCCACCCGCGCCCTCGGCCTGGTCGCCGCGTTCGGGACCATCCACCAGACTACCGATTACCCGTCGATCCCAACGGGTGACCTGGCCGCGCGCATCGCCCTGCGCGACGTGCTGGGCAGCGCTACGCCCACGCGGGCCTTTGACCTGGTGACCATGCGCCGAACGTACGCGTGGCGGCCCAATACCTATTTCCGCCTGCAATCGGTCAAGCGCGGCATTGCCGACATGATCTGCATCGTCGGCGAGAAGGACAGCGGCACGCTCAAGTCCGGCGCGATCAAGATGAAGGCGGCGCAGGACATCTATAGCCTGCCGTCGACCAGCTTCGTGCAGGTGGAGCCGGGCGTCGACACGCGGCCGCCGCAAACGCCGACGCCGATCACGGCGCAGCGGGCGATCGAGGCGCCGTACGTCGAGATCGCTGCCATGCTCACGCGCGCGGACTTGGCCGCCCTGCCAGCCGACGTCGGCTATGCGATGGCGGTCGCCGCCAATCCCGCGGCGGACCTCGATTACACGATGATGGTGGCGGACGCCAGCGGCGACTATATCGACGCCGGCCGCAGCGAGTGGTGCGCCACCGCCACGGTGGTCGATGCCGCTGGCTACGTCGATGCCGCGTTCACGCTGGCCGGCGGTGCCGGCCTGGACCGCGTCGAGATCGGCATGGGCGCGCTATGGGAGAGTGAGATTGTGCGCGTCGACGCCATCGACGTGGCTGCGGGCACGATCACCCTGGGCCGTGGTTGCGCCGATACGGTGCCGCAAATGCACGCGGCAGGAACGCGCCTCTGGTTCTACCCGACCGGCTTTGCCTACGATGCCACCGAGTTCACGGCCGGCGAAACGGTGAACGTCAAGCTGCTGGCGAACACCGGCAGCCAGCAGCAGCTGCTGGACGCCGTGACGGCCATGCCGGTGACGTTTGACCAGCGCCAGGTGCGGCCATATCCGCCCGGCCAGCTCCGCATCAACGGCGAGCCGGCGCCCGCAAGCGTCATCGGCGCCATCGTTGTGACCGGTGTCCATCGCGATCGTGTGCAGCAGGCGGATCAGCTCATTGACAGCGAGATGGCCGCCGTGGGGCCGGAATCCGGCACGACATACACGGTGCGCTATTTCGTCGACGGCGCGCTGGTCTTCACGGATGCCGGCCTGGCGGCGCTGTCGTCGACCTATACGCCGGCCGGTGCTGCCAGCGTGCGGGTGGAAGTCGAGTCGACGCGCGATGGCATTGCCAGCCTGCAGATGCATGTGCG